AAGATCGCGGTTTGGAATGCAAGGATCCCCGAAAAAGGGGATATATGATTTACACCTATCAATCAGATAGTTACACATTCAATTGAATAAACAGGAAAAACATCCCAAAAACGATTCGTTTTGTTTCAAAAACCATTCGTTTCGTCCTTTGGGTACAAAAGCACATCTATTAACTTTGAACAAAACAAATCAACAATGATAGATCACTTACGTAAATTGCCTGTTGAAGTTGTAGAAAGATTCCTGGATACACGAGACTTTAAACAGGTTGGTATTCCACAACCATTGGCAGAGTACATACTCCAGGTAAATGAAGCATCCAACCTGCTTAAGAAGTATCAATCGATTACCGAATGTGCCAAACAACTACAACGTGTATATCGCATGCTATCTGTATCCACCTGCAAGGATCGGATATACGATGCTATCAACTACCTGAATGCCGATTGTTCCGTAACCTCAGAAGCATGGAACCTGTTCTATGCCGATAAGGTTATGCGTTTGTTTGAAGTTAACCTGGTTGCTCATGACTTTAAGGAAGCGCGTGAATGCATAGAAGATGCCAGGGCATGGAATCTGTTGGCATCGGGCAATGCAGTAAACCCCGATCGTATTAAGTTCAAACCTCAGATTGTTAGTGCCGATATGAAGCTCATGCGTATGGGCATAGAGAAGCAAGGACTGTTGCCTGCATACGAAAAGGCAATGAAACTAATCAATGACTTTGATATCAGTAGTACCGATAAGGACAGGTTAAGGACAGAGGTATCGCGTGAACTGGACATAGACATAGAGGGGGAAGACAATGAAAATACGTAAGTATGCACTGGATATCTTCCTGACTGTCTACCTGACCATTATTCAGATCCAGATAAAGTTAGCCGATCCTACCTTTCTATTTTGTGAGTTAGGGCGTGGATCGGGTAAGACTACCCACATATTAGCCCCCCGCCTGGATCGTATACAGAATGATATGCCGGGTGCTGTCATTGTACTGGCTGCATCGACCTACATATCGATATTCGAAAACATTCTGCCTGGTCTTATGGAGTACTTCTATGAGCATTATGAGCGCGGTATTTACTTCGAAATAGGCAAACAACCCCCTAAACATTTCGCTAAATGCTCGACCTATATTGACAACTGGAAGCATACCATCAGTTTTGTCAATGGGTGCGTTGTTCAATTCGTATCCTGCGATCGACCTGAATCCATGTTGGGTAAGAATGCCGCTCATTTATTAGTGGACGAAATGCTGCGTATTCCTGAAGATAAATTCACCGAACGCATTATCCCTGCTTTGCGTGCCGATCGTTCAAAATTTGGGCATTCTCATTACTTTATGGGCATTACCGGCATATCATCCACTCCCAATTTTGAGACCGACCACGATTGGTGGATACGCTATGAAGCGAATATGAATATCGAACTCATTAAATGCATTCAGGAAATTGCCAGGGAGGTCGACATGCGTAAATCGGACCTGATAATTGCCGAGAAGAATTTCGATGAAAAGAACATCAAAAAACTAACTGCATTTATCGATCGATGGGAAAAACGATTGACAGAACTCCGACGTGGTCAGACTTTCTATGCCCGGGCATCCTCATTTTCGAACCTTAAGATTTTAGGGATCGACTATATCGAAAATCAAATTAAATCCATTAAGGATATCGATAAACTCAACACGTCGATTCTGGCCATTCGTAAAAACATGGTTAAAGACCGTTTTTTCGGTCGATTTGGCAAAGAACACACATTCGACGATGGATACAATTACAAGCACATCGATAAGTTGTCAGTCGATCAGAAGTTTGATCATTCCTGCAAAAATCTGAAATATTGGGATGCAAATCAACCGTTGATCATCGGACTGGATCCCGGACCGTTCTCGAGCATGGTCATCGCCCAGCGCAATAAAAAAGAAAAGAAATTCAGGCTTATTAAAGATATGTGGGTCATTCATCCGGAGCAACACGAAGAAATGGCACTTAAATTCAATGAATTCTTCAAATATCAACGAAAAAAGACAATCATCTTGCACTACGATAGGGCAGCGAATCAACGTGACCCCCATTATCGCAAGTATTATGCCCTGAACGGGGATTTGAACGACACCGATGCCATCTTGCTTAAAACGGCCTTACAGAAGCTCGGTTGGAACGTTACCCTGATGAGCCTGGGACAACCCACGATTTTCTATTCACAACATTACCGACTGTTAAATCTGTTATTCGGCAAAAACGAAGGCAACCGGGATGATGTAATGATTGACGAAAATGAGTGTGAAGCAACCGTATCGAGTATTTACCATTCACCGCTCAAACGTACTGAAGGTAAAATTGAACTCGACAAAAGCTCCGAAAAGTTGCTCGATTATAAAGATCAGGCATTCTACTCCACCCAGATCGCATCTGCTCTTATGTACCTGTTATGGGGCGAATTCAGTCGCCTGTTACCCGATTCAGACCGTCGTACTGTCACAGTCATGGGAGCGGGGACCTATTCAACAAACTAACTAAATAACTATATTATGAACGACTTAGAAAATTTCAAACAACTTTACAAATCGGTTGGTATTAAACTTACTGAAAAAAAATTAAGTGATACAATTTATTTACATTTAGAAAGTGGCGAACATAAAAAATTAATAGGTTATACCTTTTTTTATTCAAATATATATTTTGATTTAAATGGTAAATTTATTAATCAATCATTTGCTGAATGATTCAATAAAAGCCCCGACGTTCATTCTTCGGGGCTTTTCTTATTCCCCTTTAGGGGTTAGGGGTTCTTTCTTTTCTGTCCTTTTAAAATCCCTCAATTTCGACTTTTTTTGTATATGGAAAAAACAATTTCAGGTACCGATGCATTTACGCGGATCCGCAATATTAAACTCATTCCCGGAGCCACATTTGCCATTATTTTCATAACCTGCGATTTACAGCGAAATGAGTACGGACAAATCCGCAAATACGAAGATTGCCGTATCCGGCCAGCAATGAAAACCGAAGGATTAGCCGTAAATTCCGATCATTACTTATTCTTCGAAAATGTCAATACCGGTGAAGCCCGTACCTGTTTTAAAAAACTGATCCGCAAAATAGCTTTCCCACCCTCAAATGAGTGGCTTACAATAAAATGGTTTTGAATAAATCAATGAATATGAAAAAATTAATCCCTGAAAGTGAAATAAAAGTCGATTGGGTAAACAACCATCGCGGTGTGGCTATTTCACAGGCCAATGTCGTAACTTTCGAGATCCAGGGAGTATCCGAACGTCAGGATATCACTACCCGCGAATTTCAGACCCTGTACAGCAAATACACAAACGATCGCGTTTCGATGCGCCTTGGTGATTTTAATGTACCCTATTGGGGCGAAGGACATAACTTGTACCCTCAGGAAGTGGCAGCCACAACAGGCGAACATAAGTTAATCCCTCAACTGATAAAAAAACAGGTTAATTTCTTATTCGGAAAAGGTCCGCGCCTGTATCAGGAGCAAACCATTGGCGAAGGAAAAGACAAACGCCGCGTCAGGGTTCCCTGGGTTGATTCAAACATTGAAAACTGGCTCGAAAGTTGGGAAGAAAAAGGATATCCACATTATTGGAAATACCTCAAAAAACTCGCTACCGACTATTATTTCGTCAAAACATGTGTCACAAAATACAACATGAACAAAGGACGTCGTATCGGTGCACCCGCTTCGATTGATGCATTGTCGTATGTCGGTTCCGACGAAGCCCGTCCCGCTGCCGTAGGTGATTTCGTCAATCGTCGCATTAAAATGGAAGATTGCCAGTCCGTGATCGTTGGTGATTGGTTATACATATCTTCTCACCAGTACGACGTTTTCCCGCGTTTCGATCCACGCGCCCCGTTTAAATATCCGTATTCGATCGCTTTCAATGCCGACGAAAATTTTACCAAATGGGTATACGCATATTCCGACTGGTTCAAGGGAGCTTCCGAATACATTAAGTCGTCCAACCTGGCACCAAAGTACACCAACTCATATTATAAAAATGCCCTCAATGCCCACGTTCACGTCATTATCCCGGGCGACTGGTACATGCAGCAAAAAACGATACTCGAGAGCATTTGTTCCAACAACCTGATGGGTGATCCTGATACGCCCCTGCAAACCGAATACCGCGGTGTTAAGCTGGTGGACGACATCGGTAAACCTTTCCGCTTCTTTGAAACGATGGTGGACGACCTGATCAACTGTGAACTCAAACGTATTACTTCGCTGATGTCCGGCGAAGGAAAGAACCAGGGCAAACTATATGCTACCACCCAGTGGGGTGATAATCCATGGAAGTTCGAAGATTTCCCCGGTAAGTTCAAAGAATTCATCGAATCAATCAACAGCAACGATAAGCGGTCCGACCAGGTCGTGCTTGCTTCGTTGGGTATTCCCGGAGCATTAACTGGAGTCGATAAAGATGGCGTCATTTCCCTTGCCGGTGCCGATGTGTACTACAATTACCTGTTGTATGTATCTACGCTCACATGGGACGAATTTTTTATTCTTCAGGAACTCAACCGGGCTATTCAGATCAATTTTCCTTCAGCTAAAGCTCAGGGAATAAAATTAGGCTTCTGGATCGATATCCCGGCAAAACAACAGGAAACAACACCCAAGGACCGGTTGACGAATACGGCCACAGCAGAGGCCCCAAAGAACCCCTAAAGAACCCCAAGCCCCTAAAGGGGTGTAAAGACCAAGTTTATTATGAAAGATAAATTAATAACCAATACTAACCCACTCTTATCCCCCTTTAGGGGTTAGGGGTTCTATAAATAATCAACCATGGCCCTAAATATCCCATTCACCCGTTCCTCCTTCGCCGCCGACTTTAAATCAAAGCTCTCTGGCGTTAATGTAACGCTCGCTTACGACAACATCGAAAGTACGTTATTCAAAATCGGTGTCGAATTAGCTCAGCTTATCGGTCAGGCGTTGTACGATAAGATTTGTACCTCCACGGCAGCCACCACCGTCACCGATGTCCCCAACGTCCCCACTGCTGCCGAACTCAATGCCCTCGCCAAAGATCACCTGCAGTACGCGATGGCCAATTTCGCCATGTATCACCACACCATATTCCTGATTGCCAAAATCGGGAACGACGGCATTACGATCAAAAAGGGTACCGACGAAACAACGATCTATAAATACCAACAGGACCAGCTCGAAAATAAACTCATCACCGATGCATGGTTCTGGATGAATCAGCTGATCAAGGTACTCGAAGCCAATGTCGAGCGGTTTACCGACTGGAAAAATTCAGCCGCTCAAAAATCCATCAACGAAATACCCGTGAAGCTCGACGACTTCAAAAAGTGGCTCGGTATCTCCGACGAATACTTTATGCTAAATACCTCCTGGATAGTTCGCGAAGTGTGGAACGACTGCGTACTCTCCCGCAAGAAAGCCCCTGAAAAGACCGACGACATCGCCCGGGCAGTGTGTTACGAAACCATGGCACGTGCCTGCATTCGCCTGTCCTACTATTGCCTGCCCGAAACCATTCGCCTCGAGATCAACAACGAGATGGACTCCAAAAACAAAAAGGACCTATCCGAAACCTATATACGCGAAAAAGTAGCCATCACGTTCCAAACCAAAGCCGATGCCTACTGGCGTGCCCTGGATCTGAAGCTATCCACCGAAGCCATCACCGAAACCCAGGGACGCGCCTCTACTCAGACCTATAAACCACAAGGAAGTTGTGAAAACGATTCATTTGTTTATTAATTAGTCATGAATA